CGTAGCGATTCCCGGTGAAGTAGTAAACACTCGCAGCTTCCCGCTCCCCGCCCCCGATCATGGCGAAGCTGCCGCCCGCGTCCACTACGGAAAACGGTGCGTAGCATCCAGTTGGGATTGTTGATGCCGGGATCGCCTGGAACGGAAAATCGGTCCCGCCGATATTTTGAAATGATTGGGTAGTCTCAGTCCCGAGCGCCAGTAATCGGCCACCTGTTACCTGGAGCGTCACGATCGAGTCTGGGTCAGCCTCGGCGCTGCCAAAGTCCAAGGCGTTGTACGCCGTGCCGTCATTGAGAGAACTAACAATCAGTTTCTGCGTGTCAGTTGAAAACGCAAAGTAGCCGTCAACATAACGGACGTACTCCGGGTTACCGTTGGCGGTAAAGTCTGAATCTGAGATGGTCGCGAGTGCGCCCGTAGATCGGTTGTAGATATAACCCGTTGATCCTGGTCTGAGGATCACGAGCTGGGTCCCGTTCTGGGCCATGCTAACCCTCTCGGTCCCGGCGATCGTCCCCAGGCTGGTCACAGAGAAGCTCTCAACGCCACTTGAGATGGTCCGCACCAACTTATATAAGGTAGTCCCAAAGACAAAGTATGGGATGTCATTCATCTCCATAGCGCCCCGACAACCCGTCGTCTGGGTAGTATCAACGAGCTGCGTCACCCCAGGCGTGCCCAGGAGAGACTGCCTCTGGAAGGTCGGCAGCTCAACTAGCAGCGGGTACGCATTAACGCACCGTTGCGAGTCGATCGGCAGGCTGCTGGAGCGGTAGAAACCGTCCGCTATAGGTATCTCTACACCCATTCCGTGCCGTCGCTCACGACGCTAACCGTGCGCCCTCGTTGGTTAAACCTGACCGAGGCATTCCCCCGGATCTTCTCGGACCCGTTGGTCGCGATGATGAGCATGTTCTTCGAGGTGTCTGTCTTCTCAATGTCAAACCCGTACCCGTTAGCACCAGCCACGGCCATGAGAGTCACGGTGATGGGCCCTGTCGAACAATCAACCAGGATCAGGTCGTCCGTTGTTAGGACGGTATAGTCAGCCTTAACGTCAGTCGTTGTTCGGTTCTCACCAAACGGGAATTGGTCGTCATTGAGATAGTAATCGTTGTTTGAGGTCCCGAGCCCTATGGGCAGGGTCCTCGGGTACCGGAGCGGTCGGAGCTGAACATAATCATTCATCAACTGCTGCCGGGTTTCGCTTGCGGCCTGGGATAGGGTCGCTGGCACGGGTCGGTTGTAGCTCGCAGCTAATCGAACCGCTAAATTCTTTTTAATAAAATCTTCTGCGTTGGTCTTTACCGTGAGGGTTTCGCTGAGATTTTCAACCTCAGTGAATCCCGTTCTCACCGGGAGGGACAGCATCATCCGGTTGAGTTCACGCCTCGCGGACTGGGCCTCAAAATCACTTATGCTTGCCTCTGCCTCAGAGACCTGAATCTCGTCTAGCGCGTCGGCAATCATCTGCTGCGCGGTCGTCATGGCGTCTCCTTAAAGGTGGGGCGATGGGACATTTCTGCCCCACAACCCCAGGGTTTAGCTGTTAGTTTTGGAGATCGTTAGGAGCCAAACCCTTGACCCGCAAAGAACGGGTTAAAACAAATGAACGCTGGGACCATGTCAAAGCGCACCATCTGCTTGTTCTTGTCACCGTCTGAGTAACGAGTCACTCTGAGTGAGAAGCCGTCTTCTGTAGTCGCTGTAGTGTCGGTGGCAGACAGCTTGGGCAGCTTGACCGTACCGATTCCAAAAGCCTGCGGGTGGAAGAACAACGAAGGTGATCTGACCTCTGCTGTTGCACCCAGGAGAGTGATGACATCACCGCTGGTGAGCGCACTATCCACCGTGTTGTACTGACCATTGGCCTCGAAAATGGCCGGACCAGAGACAACAAGATCGCCAGCGCCGGAGCCGTCTAGGGTCACGTCGGCTGTTACTGTGCCGCTCCACAAAATAGCGTCTCCAGCACGATCCAGGAACACTTCACGAGTCGCGTTCGATACACGATTCCGCCCAGTTACCTGGACAATGTCGCCCGCCTTAACGGTGCCGCTGCCGGTAAACGCTGTCACTGCCAGTGTCTGAGTCATCGTGTCCTTAACAGAAACGTAAGTCGCTGTAGGAGTTGCGCTCAAGGTTCCAGCTCGGTCGGCTGAAGCGCCGGAGGTGTATGTCTTGATCGCGTTAGACTGCATGACGTTCATGCCAGCAAAGTTATTGGTGACTTGCGCCTTTCGCCAGGCATCATTCACCTCGGGGGTAACCGCTAGGTTGGTCTGAATACTCGCCAGAGCAGTCGCCGTAAATGGTGACATCACATAGGCCCAGTCTGAATCTGATGGCACACCTACCGCGTGCATGAGCGCGTTAGCGTCAGCAACGTCTGTCCAAGCATCCACGACCGTACCGGGAGTGCCGGAAACGAGCGCAGCGTTTTTGGTCATGTAGGTGCCGAGATTCAGCTCAAGGTCGGTGATCATCCTGGTCGCCATAGGCGCGATGATCTCCTCGAGTTGATCGAGGTCGAGGGCTTGCTCTAAATTTCCCCACTCCGTTGCCACTGTCAGATAATTCTGAACGGTTCCGGTCGCCTTGCCAGCGAGGATATTGCTCTTTGTAGATGAGCTAATGTCGCCATCGGCAGTGCTGATAGTGTTGTAGTCATGTGGACGCTTGAATGAGACTGTGCCGCCGGTAGCCGGGGTTAGCCTCGGAGTCAACAACTGATTGTTAACACCCTTGGTTAAGACCCTGGACGCCTCGAATTTGTCCATGAAGATTCGGGCTAGGTCTTCTGTTACGTTACTTGATAAATTGTTAGCCACTTTTAAAAGCTCCTTTGAGAGGAGCCTTTTTAACAGCTCCTATTCAATCAATAGACCACGCGGGCCCCTCTTCTGCGCGGGTACGCCTGTACCCTGCAACATATCTGGTGGTCGCGGTGCCGTGTTCTGAGGTGCGGTTGCGTCAAATTGCCGTAGATCAATCATCGCATCGATAAGACCTTTATGGTCCTGGTTGCTTTTTTCAGCAACATCCAGGAGCCGGTTCACGTCCCTATCGAGGGCTCGTAGCATTGCGGGTCCATTTGGAGAATCCAGCATCTCTTCCATGAGCATAGGATTGACGCCTGCGTCCTTAATTTTCTGGACAGCATTTCGTTGCTCCTGCTCACTGATACCGATCTCCCGCGCTCGCTGGCTAAACACCTCACCTTTTTGGTGAAGGGCTTGTGCAACTTGCACGTTTTGATCGCGTTCCCGTTGTTGCTCAATGATCTGTTTAGCTTCTTGTTCTGCCTCCCACCTCGCCGTTTCAACGAGTGCCTGTTCCCTCTGGGCAAGGACTGATTCAAAGTTCTCGTCGAACTTGTCCGGCATATCGGGAACGTGGAGAGGACCGCCCATAGCGGGCTGTTGTGCCTCAAATTGAGACAAACGCTGCTCCAGGGCATCATTACGAGCCCTGAGATCCTGCGCCTCTGACCGCGCCTTCATGCGAACGCCGCCGACGATCTCGTTCAGTTTTTCTTGCTGATCGGGATCAAACTGGACCTTTTCGGCCTGGTCCTGTGGCCTTTCCTCCGTGGCTGAATCGGAGCCCGAATCTTGTTCGGGTGCAGCTTCTACTGCTCCCAGCTCATTATCTGACATAGCCCTGTCCCGGTATTCCACGAATAGCTGTCGCGTACAGTTAGGGGAATGTTTGCACAAAAACCTCTCCCCTGGAATGCACGATCGTACAGAGTTTCTCTACCACAAATGCTTTAACCCCTGTATATCTATTGAGTTTGGCAAGTTTGGCGTGTTTGGCGTGTTTGGCAAGTTTGGCGTGTTTGGCGTGTTTTTAGGGGGGTTTAATTGAACCCGCAAAAGAGTCGATTTAACCCAGAGTTGGGCCTGTCATAACTTTTGCTAGCTGACAAATGATTTTGCTAGCTAGCAATCGGAATAATTACTTTTTCTCATACCCCATTATTCCGATAATTTGTAGGACATCTCATTTTGAAATGTCCGTTACCGTTTGTAGGAATAATTACTTTCCCCCCTACCCCATTATTCCGATAAAAGCAGTACGACCGGACCAGCATATTGGTACGACCGGACCACTGAATCTAATAGATGGAATAAAACGAGCAATTAGAATTCGTAGTTTTCTTTTTTGTGCAAATTTCTGTTATTAGGCGACGGTATAAATTGCGGTATATCCCAAGAAAATAGGGCTTATAGA